TCTCGTGCTACTGGCATGTTAGGTGGATGTCCCACACAGTCGATGTATGATTGAGTCTCGAAGATCTCGTTGAACTTAGTAGGTCCTACGTACTGATATGTAGGTACAATGTTAGCACCATAACCTTCTGGATCTACGATCCGAGGTCTAACAAACCCAATAGTCTTGGTTGTAATAGTAGGTGTTAAGAGTCTACCATTGTCATCAGTTGAGATATCACCTACCTCATCAGGACCGACATAGATCTTAGGTTCTTTGTATCCTTCACCCACATTTGTGATGTCGATAGTATCAAGGACTGGTATGATGTCATCACAATTAGCGTACAATGCTGTAGCATTAGTAGGAATAGCGAGGTCAAAGTACTCTTGCTGTGGGTTGAGTACAAACTTATATGTACCACCAAGTGTTTGTAGTTTTAAGCCAGGTGGAATGTAATCAGTCTTTTCTAGAGTAGCGAGAGACACCAGTCCAGTGCTCTCATAGTCATAGTCTATAATCTGTAGCACTGCTTGGTTAGGATCGCCATCCTCTTCCTGATAGTAGAGTACATCTCCTGTGTCTGCATAGTCTGCCAACTCAGCAGCATCTATAAGGAAGTGCTTCTGTTCTTTAGGGCAGTATGTATTGTCTGGGTCTAGACCATAACCAATGCCAGGTTTGTCAACTCTAACTTTCTCTATCTTACCATCCTTAATGATAGGTGTAAGTTCGGCACCTGATCCTTCTGGTTCATTACATGAGAACATTGCTCTTGCTCTAGCAGTGGTGTTGATGTTAGATCCTTTCTTTCTCATCAGCACACCAACCATGGCACCTATGTCATCAATGATAGGTAGTGCCTTCAAAATGCTAGTGCTCTGTGCATTGTCAAAAATTATTTCTGGGAAACATGGTTTCTTACGTGTGTTTCTCGGTGAGCAGTTGATCGTATCGTAATTGATCTTACCCTCTGAGTCACGGATAGGATAGATGCTATCGAACTTCTCTACTAGACTCTTACCCTTCTCAAATGTTTTCTCTGATACACCTGTGCCAGGTGCTCCAACCTCTGCGAACTCACCGTTCTTGGTGTTGAATGCTTTCTTGACAAACTTACCACCGACCAGTTTCGTAACGGGAACCCAACCACGGGAGTTAGGTATAGCAGTGCCAACCAGAGTTGTCTTACCATCCTTAAGTGCTGCTTTTGCTGCATCACTGTACTGACTTGCTTGTTTCTTCTGCTTATCTGCTTCACTCTCCTTAGCACCTGATCCTGTCTCAAATGTTGATAGTCCAAGAGCACAAGATAGATCTCCTTCACAAACCATGTCGATTAGGTCAAGGATTTTGCTAGCAATGCCTTGAATGATAGCAGCGTTGTTCTTGATAGCACCGAGTGCACCGTTGAGGATACTAAGAGCAGCATCAATACCCTTCATTAACTTGTCCATGATGCCACCGAACAGTTCTTGGAAGATATCCTTTGCCAAACACAATGCAGCGTCTAGTGCTTGTTCAAGAAGATCTTTCAATAGACCACCGATCACATCAGCTAACTCATTGAAGATTTGTTTGAAGAGACAGTTAACAAGATCTCCTACGTTCTTGAGTTGATCAACAGCAGGATCCAATAGTGAAGGATCAGGGATCTTGATGTCGTTGATGACCTTCTGGATCTCCTTCTGTGCTTCCTTCATTACTGTACCCTTGACGTTGGAGAGTACACCACCCATGAAACCTTGTATTCTGCTCTGTATCTTCTCTATCTCTTCTGCTACGTCCTCTATCTTACCAGTCTTTTTGTTGATGAACTCACCTATATCATTCTTCTCTATACCTCTAGCAAACTTTAGGAACTCAGCAGTAGCACCTTTGATCTTAACATCAGAGGGTGTACCACACTTACCATTACCTACGTGGATAGTATACTTCTTCCTGTCATCAGCAGCTTTCATTGCTTCTGTAGCCTTTGATGCCTCACCACGTGGGTTGACTGTAGATACTGTGTTCTCTTCTGTTGTTACCTCTTCCGTCTTCGTGTTAGTTCCTGTCTTCTTATCCTTGTTTGTGGTATCAGCTGTACCAGCTACAACACCACCGCCATCACCATGCTTCTTTGGTTTATAGTCAAGTGCGTGTACCTGTTGATATCCAAAACCAGATGCCTGTGGTAACTTAGTGTACACATCCTTTGGGTTCTGGTCACTGATACTACCCATGATGATAGGTATCTGAGCACTGGATCCATCCATAAAGAATCCAACTACCCAACCGTTAACTTGTAACTGTTGAATAGATCCCATACCACTCTTCATGGCATAGACTACTGGCATGACACATGATGCCCATGGTAGATCTCTAGTTGGTAGTACCTCTTTATCTGGGTTGTGATACCCTACGATTCTTACCTTGACCTTACCTGTGTAATCATAGTCTTTAGACTCTGCGTTCGCACCCGTATACTCTGGGTCAGACCCGTCGTTCTCGACTTGTCCAATCCACCAGTTGAATCCATCTTTACCTATGGCATGTGCAGCACTTTCTAAATTCATCCCATGCTATCCCTAAACAATGTTACTCTTGTAGACATAGAGTCGTTCTCTGTCAAAAATTGACGGTAGATCTTGCCTACTATGTATCTACCACTGACCTGAGTATCAACTTCACCTGTACGAGGATCGTTCTTTATAACGTCGACTACCTCTCCTAGACGTAGATCCATTTCTTCTGCTACGTATTCAAATACAGCAGACTGATTGAAAAAGAATTGATTCCTTATCATACTCTGACTGAGCTGTCTTGTCAAGTCTTGAGTGTATGTACCCTCAGTGTACATCGCTGTGTCCATGACCTTTGTCATGATCCTTGTTGGTTGACCACCACCTAGATCTTTGCCACCAAATCTCTTGTAGAACTCTGGTAACTGTGACTCAGCATCTAACTTCTTCATCTCAGGATAGAAGTCATTGATATAGAATGGAACCTCTGTGTACTTGAAGTCCTTCATGTCTAGTGTGAATGTAGCACTAGCATAACTACCGAGATTCAGACCACGAAATATGTCCGACGTACCAGTCAATGTAAATCCATTGATATAGATGTCATTCTTGTTTGGATTCTCAGTCTCCATATTGATATGGACTGTCCGTCTGGTATCTTGATCCACTAGGTTGTCCATAGACTTGTAGTGATATCCTTCACGATCTTCATAAAATAGATACCCCGCACTCTTCATACCTGACCCACTCTTGTGAACAGATCTCCATGACAACCAAGAGATAATAGTATATGGATCCCAGTATGGACTGACAAATGATAGTTTAGTCTCTGACTCATCCATCAATACCTTTTTATTTGACTTAAGTTCTTCTTCAACTAAGTGTCCTACTATCTCATGTGTAAACTTACCACCACCTTTACCAAATCTCTTTGATATCTTTAGACTAGAATTTCTGATAGCGTCCAATGCCACACAGAATATTGTTGCCTGTGTTTGTTTACCATCAAGAATCATCCTGTCCTGTATGTCATACACAACCATTTGGTGTGCTATGTAGTTTTTCTCATCAGAGTCACAGAAAACAATCTCTACTGGTTCCATACCCTTGAGTCTGCCCAGTACACCACTAGATGAGTCAGTCAACTTAATTGCTATGATGACATTTGCTTTGGTTATATCCTCAAAGTGATGTATCTCTAGTAAATTATTAGCACCAAAAGGTTGCACCACAAGACCTGTAGTGTCAGTGTTAGGGTCACGTGCTGACACACCGATCTTTAGATCTACGAGTTGAAAATTAGCGGTTCCTTCTGTGTTCATTGATCGTGTGGGGTCTCTCCTCCATGAGTAGTTACGAGTGTAGCAGTCAGATACTTACTGATTCTCAATTCATTTGGTTGTACTGAGTTTGAATCATCAATACCATTGTTACCCTGTTGAGAAGCTTTCATCATTTCTGCGAACGCTGTCTGCATACCAGACATATCGGCACCACCCTCGCCAGGTTTCTGTATCATCTTCTGTGTCTTCTCAGATATGAACTCATTGTTCTGTTCTATAGTCTGATTAGTAAGACTGTTGATGTCCTGCTTCGCATATTGACTACCCTCAGCAGCTGGTTTTCTTCCACCCAGTATTCTATTTAATATACTTGTACCAGCTGTAATTGCCATACCCGCAGGGGTCATCTTAAACATATTTTTCGCACCTTGTACAAAATTACTGAAAATATTTTTTGTACTTTTCTTGCTACTCTTTGTTGATGTTGTGTCACCACCCTTCTGATCACCACCTCTGTACTCAGTGCTATATGAAAGATTATTCAGATTGCGAGGATTAACTATCATATCTTTAGGATGGAAATAGTCACTACCACCAGTGATAGGATTATATGATTTTCCTCCTTCCTTCTTCTCTCCTTTCTTCTTCCTATTGAACAGTCTACTTAAGAAACTTTTCTTTTTGGTCTCTGTTTCTTTGGTGCTAGTCTCTTCTGAGGTTTTAGTCTCTGAAGTTTTAGACTCTTTACTTGATGCTGAAAGTCCAAATGCTGACGCTATCTGTGCTACCTGTTTCTTGACTGGTTCAGCACCGCCACCTGGCACCTCAACACTGTCCAACAATCCTATCAGTCCAGCTGCCACTGCTTTGAGTGGTAGTGCCATGGCATCTGCTAGTGCTTTCTTATATTCTTCTAGTCCTAAATCCTCACTCAGCTCACTGGCAACGTTCTTCTTACCTACAAGTCCTAAACTCTCTAGTGACTTGACACCTGATTTAGTTTCAGGTCTCTGAGCACTAGGGTTCATAGCATTCATCAAAGGTGATGGAGGTACTACACCACCCTCTGCTAGTTTGAGTCCAGAGTTCTGACCCATACCAGGCAATGCTATGTGATCAAACCCACTTACACGTTGTGGTGGTTGTACCACAGTGTCACCTGGCTCTCCCTTATCACCTTTCTCTCCTTTCTCAGCAATAACTGGTGCATCATCTACTGGTTCTACTGCAGATTCTCTACCTTCTACCTCATCTAACAACTCCTCAAAGTCAGCACTGTCCGATAAGTCCAGTGTTGGAAGCATGCCAGGTGTGATGAAGTTGGCAAACTTCTGCATGTTGGTCTTTGCTTTTAAGACCTCATAACCATTAGCTAAATCTTTCTTTATCCTACCTTCACGTGAGTCATCTCTCTTGTCTGCCTCAACAAGTTGCTGAACATTCTCAGCCATCAAGAAGTCTTTATATCTGTCTTCCTTAAAATAGAGCTGAAGAATCCTATTGCGATCCTTGAACAACTTCGTCAGATCACTGAGCGTCTCATGTACGTTATCAATAGTAGGAAACTTGTTAATCATAACTCAACATACTTACCTGAGAATGGGTCTATACCATATGATTTATGCTGTACCACCTTCTCTTTCACTACCTTTGTAATAGGGAAAGGGATAAGTTGTGGAACCACAACAGGCATAGGTACGAAACCAGGTTCTGTACTACGCAAACCATTTGCTAGTGGTTTAGTTGCCTGTGTTATAGAACTACTACTTGTATTCACAGTTGTAGAACTGCTCAAAGTAGAACTATCCTCACTAGGAGGTACTACATCACCTGACTGCATCGGAGGAGCATCGGGTGCTGCTGCTACATCACTACTACTTTCAACATCAGTCTTATCACCCTTCATTGATTTTAACATGGATATCCCCATACCCAATGGAGTCATATTAAATGCCTTACCAGCTATACCTTTGATATTCTTAAAGGTTTTACTCTGAGTAAATGACTTAGCACCTTCAAATATCTTCTTACCTCCACTGATTGCCATGCCCATAGGTGTCATGCCAAATAATCTGGATGCTATTGACTTACGTTTCTTGACAGGTTCCATAACTTTGCTACTAGCAACAGCAGCAGGAGCACTTACTGGAGGAGCACCATCTGGTGCAGCAGCAACTGGACTACTGGTGTCTCCTTCTGGTACTAATGTCTCTTCTGAACTTGAATTTGACACAAGTTCACCGTTCCTGAATGACATTTTAGATTCAGATACTATTGTCTGTGTTTCTGATTCTTCGGTTTTTTTACGTTTGAACATGGATCCAACTACCCCTGCCACCATACCCATGGGTGATGCTTTCCATGCTGCACCTGCTGCCTTCTTCAGGAATCCTCCCAGCTTAGATATTTTACTGCCTTTGAATACTCCTACAGGTGCTGCATTGGCACCAAATATTGCTTGTAACCGTGCTGCCTCACCTAACACTTGCTGTGATGCAGACGAAGGTACGGGTAGTGTTGTCAGGAATCCCGTGGTAACATCTGTCAATACAGTACCAACTTTCTTGAGTAGACTCTGGAATACAGGACCTAACTTAGAATGTGGTACGACAAGTTCTGGTTCTCCACCTTCAGCGATCAATGCCTGTGTAGGTGAACTAACTTCACCACCGTCTTTCAGTCCAACATTACCTGCACAGGGATCAGGTGGATCTTGAGCTGACTTGTTTGCGTCTGCTACATCCTTTGCCATGAGTGCAGCGTCAAGACCGATTGATACAGCAGTACCCGCACCTGGTATCGTTGATGCTACACCAGACGCAACCTCTAGCAGTGCACCCTTGACATCACCTTTCATCAGTCTACCTAGACCGAAGATACCACCCATCACAGCACCAAGGATAGGTACTTTCTTGGCACCACCCTTCATAATTGCCTTACCGACTATCTTCTGTGCTGCCTTTTGACTTACCTTTTTCTGTACTTTCTTCTTTACTGCGTTCTTTGTAAGTGCTTCTACTGTTTCTTTCTTAGCAGTCCTAGTTAAATTTCTAGTGAATGGAACTATCTTATTCTTACCCATAGCTGGCACTTTGGGTTTAGTTAATGTTGATGTTGCTCCTCCTGCTTTTTGCCAACTGAATACTCTACTCTTCGGTTTTGCCTTTACTAATGGACTTTTAGCAGTGACAGGAACCTTCTTAGGTACGGAAGGTTTCTTCTTCCGCATGAACTTGGTTATCTTATTAGCAGCGTCGTTACTCTTCTTGCTTATAAATCTACCTGTCTTCTTACCAGCTATCCTAGACTTCTGTTCTGCTATCTGTAGAGCAGTCTTCTTAGTCTTGACTCTAGCTGGAACTCTGGATCTTACTTTTCGTCTTCTTCTTACAGGTGGTATACCAATGCCACCTCCACCTTGTGCGGGTGCTTTTCTCTTTCTTTTTGGTGCTATTACAACTCTGGTCTGCTGAACCTGAGTCATAAAGAAAAACTTTTTCCTCTTCCTGAGATACTCGATGTACTCCATCTCAGTGTCGAGCATTTCCTTGGCTGTCGAAACCATGTCACCTGAGACAGGCAACAGTTTTAATCCGAATATGGCACCGAGAGCTTTCCTCAACGTTTACGTCTTTCCTGTTCTATGCGTTCCCTCTCATCCTTTAACCACTTGGCAAGCATATTGACGTAAATGTCTCGCTCCCAAGGGATCATATTTTCTATGTCACTCAAGGTATATTTAT